CAACGTCACAGAGGTATCGGCTCCGGCTGTCCTCAGCGCCGTCTCAGGTGATCTACTTACATGTAACATCAATATCTCAGTCCTAACGAGTTGGAGCTAAAATGTCCGAGTGGGAAAAAGAGCAAGAGGCCTTCCTGATCAAGATCGGGCAGGTAGCACCATCAACACCAAAACCATCTACTAAGAAAGACGAGGAATAACCTAAATGGCTGTATTCTTAAATAACAAGGTCGGCGTGAAGGTTAATTCTGTCGATCTGAGTGATCACGTCCAATCAATTACTTTGAACCGTAGCTTTGAAGAATTAACTGTCACGGCCATGGGTGACTCAGGTCAGAAGTACGTTAAGGGCCTAGAGGCTTCAAGCGTAACCATCGACTTTATGAACGACACGGCATCTGCCAACGTACTTGCAACCTTGCAAGCTGCATGGGGAACAAACGTAACAGTCGTTCTTCTACAGGAAAAGGGAACCGCTGTATCAGCGACAAACCCTCTCTACACAATGACATGCCTTGTCAATAACACAACAGACATCAACGGCGCAGTCGGCGATCTCGGAATGCAATCTGTAACATGGAACGTAAGTGGTACAGTAGCAGTTGCATCAACAGGCACATTCTAAGAAACTAAACAAAGGGGCACAGCATGGCAAAGTTAATAGTAACGATGACAGACAATACGGTGCATGATATAGAAATCACGCCTCGGCTTGAATACTCATATGAATTGCATCATAAAAAAGGATTTCATAAATCCATGCGAGATGATGAGATGCAAACATCAGTCTATTGGCTTGCTTGGGAAGGCCTTAGACTTAGTGGAGTCACAGTCAAGCCATTTGGTCCTGACTTTCTCGATATTCTAAAGAGTGTCGAGGTTGCAGAGTCTGACCCTTTGGTCTAGGGCGCGATAGCATCCACTACCTCATTGCTCGCTTGAGCATTGAGACGGCTATCGCTCCACAAGATTTGATTGATTTAGATCCATCAATGCTTCAAATGTTATTGAAAGCGTTGAAAGACCGAGCGAAGGAGCAGAGCGATGCCTACAGAGCTAAAAGGCGCTAATGCGCTTCGCAAGGCTCTTAAGCAATTCTCGCCTGACCTAGATAAAGAAACACGCGATGAAATGGTTGGATTTCTAAAGCCCTTGGTAAAAAAGGCCAGAGGGTTTATGCCATCCAATGCGGCTATGCCATCTGGATTTGTTAAGCATGAAGTCAAGACTGCTAAGTTTCCAATGTATGACGCAGCCGAAGCACGTCGAGGAGTAGGTTACAAGCTCACACCTACTAAGCCTGATCGGCGCGGATGGGTGCAAGCAGTATCAATTCACAACAAAACCGCAGCCGGAGTTATATACGAATGGTCAGGCCGCAAATCCAATGACAAGTTTGTTTCTGTTCTTCCTGGCACTCTTACAGGCCAAGGACAGATGAAAGGTCGATCTATCTTTAAGGCTTACAAAGAAGATGAAGGTAAAGCCAAAGTTGGAGTAATTAAGGCGCTAGAAAAAGCAGCCGCCAAGTTTAACGCGAGAGGCAACATCTAATGGCTGAATTACGCATCCCGATTATCACTGAGTTTAAAGGTAAGAAGGCTTTTAAAGAAGCAAACACCGCTACATCAACTTTACAAAAGGGCGTTAAGAAATTAGGCGCACAGTTAGCTATTACTTTTGGAGCAACTCAGCTTCTCAAATTTGCCAAGAATGCAGCTAAGGCTTTTATTGAAGATGATAAGGCTGCAACGCAGTTAGCCACGTCGGTTAAGAATCTCGGCCTAGCTTTTGAGACTTCACGCATTGAGCAGTTCATAAGTGGACTTGCTAGAGTCTCAGGGGTAGCAGATGATCAACTACGTCCAGCGATGCAGAAACTATTGCAGACCACAGGCTCGGTCGCTAAGGCTCAGGAACTACTCACTCAAGCCCTAGACATTTCTCGCGGTTCAGGCGTTGACTATGAAACAGTAGTCAATGATTTGAGCTTGGCCTTTACGGGTCAGACGCGTGGGCTTAGAAAGTATTACTTAGGTTTAACTCAAGCCGAGCTTAAGACGATGAGCTTTGAAGATGTCCAGAAAAAACTGACAAAGCAATTTACTGGAGCCAATGCAGTTTATCTTGAAACCTATGCTGGCAAGATTGGCATTTTATCCAATGCCGCTAATGAAGCTCAAGAAAGTATTGGTAAAGGCTTAGTTGATGCATTAGCTTTAGTATCAGGTGGCGGAAACAGTATTCAACCTTTGACAGATTCTATGCAAGAGTTTGGCGTTTGGCTTGGAGATGCAATCTACGGCTTAGGCATAATGGTCGATCAAATCAAATCCTTACCCGGAGGTTCACTTCTTGGCGGTATAGAGGGAGATGGTTTCCTAAAGACTTATTCACCTCTCATAAGAGCTTTAGATCAATTTTCTAAAATGGGTGCGGCGGCAACACCGCTTGAAGGCAGAGCCTCAGAGCATACAGGTCGCCTTGGTTATGTAGATCCTAACGCCGCGGCTCGCAAAAAAGCAGAACTTGATGCAGCTAAGCGTGCAAAGCTTTTAGCTGATATGAAAAAGAAAGAATTAGACACACAGAAGAAACAAAATGCATTAATTAAGGCATCAAAGATTTTAGACCTTGATCGTATTGGCATAACTGCAGCTCTTAAAGGCAAGATCAGTGAAACTGATCGCCTGTCTCTTAACTTACAACTAGCCTTGCTCGACAAAAATGATGAAAAGGCGCTCAAGTTATCCGCAGAATTAGACGCGGCAGTTAAGCGAAACAAAGAACTTGCTGCCGCGCTATTGGCAACCCCCGAAGCTCCGAACCCTTATCGAAATTGGATTGCTCCAAAATTTCCTTATGGAGAACTTGTGCCTAACTTTAACGTGCCTGACTACATGAAACAGGGCGCAGGTATTACCGGAAGATCAGCTAACGACTATTTAGGTCTTGGGGCTATAGGCGCTGGCGGAATCGCTGACGCTATTGTGAACGTACAGGTAGTTCTTGACGGTGATGTAGTAGGTGGAGCAATCACTAACGCTCAAGTCAATTCATCTCTCTCAGGTACATTCAGCGATGTGAGCCGATATAACGGACGTGGAGCGCCGTCAATCAAATGACCCTACCTGCCACTATCTCGGTATCGTTCGACTTTAGCCAGGGAGCTACATTTGGTCTAGGGTTCGTTATAGGCGATCCCACCTTCGGCGTTATTGGCACGAGCAGATTTGGCGATTCCCCTGTGAACACGCCGACAGTCGATCTCAGCGATGTGACTCGATCTATCAAAATTGCCCGAGGCCGTAACGTCATGCGCGATACCTACGAGGCAGGCACTTGCACAGTTAGAGTCATCGATCAGGATGGCGAATTTAACCCTCAAAATACAGCTTCACCCTATTTTGGCTTCCTGACTCCACTACGCAAGATTCGTGTCGCGGCAACTACTTCGACGGCGCAGCACTTCTTATTTTCAGGTTATGTCGATTCGTACAAATATACCTACCCCACAGGTCAAGAATTAGGGTATGTTGACATTCATTGCTATGACGCCTTTAGACTCTTTCAGATGGCTAACATAGCAAGTGTGACGGGCGCCACAGCGGGTCAAACAACTGGCACGCGCATTACTAAGATTCTTGATCAGGTCGATTATCCATTATCCATGCGAGTTATCGACACAGGCTCGACAACAGTTCAAGTCGATCCCGGCACAGCTCGCACATCCTTGCAAGCCCTCAAGGCGGCAGAGTTCGCCGAGCAAGGTGCATTTTTTATCGACACCGAAGGCATTGCAGAATTCAAGGATCGCGCCGATGTAGTTTCATCTTTAGCACCGGCACCGATTGAGTTCAATCAGACTACTGGCATTCCTTACTCTAATCTCCAATATGCTTTCGATGACAAACTCATCATCAATCAAGCCAGCATGACACGCATAGGTGGCACAGCGCAGACGGCAGTCAATGTTGATTCCTCGGCTAAATACTTCCCTCATGGCACTACTCTTACGGAGATGATTCCTGAGACAGATGCTCAAGTCTTAGACATTGCCAAGATATATGTGGCAACTAGAGCCGAAACAACAATTCGCATCGATGCCATGACAGTTGATCTATTGGACACGGCAGTCCCTACAGACACAATGATCGGCCTTGATTACTTTGACAACGTTAAGATCACCAATGTCCAGCCTGACGGCTCGACAATCATCAAAACTTTACAAGTGCAAGGATTGGCATGGGACATCACCCCTAACAGTATGAAATGCACAGTAACAACACTTGAGCCTATAGTCGAAGGATTCATCATTGGGTCATCGACTTACGGTATAATCGGACAATCCATAATGGGATACTAGGAGATAAACAATGGCAGCAGGTCTAGGATATAAAGAATTTACAACAGGCGACGTCCTCACGGCGGCCGATGCTAACGGCTACCTAGCCTCTCAAGTGGTTATGGTCTTCGCGAGTGCTGCAGCTCGTACTTCGGCCATTACTAGCCCTCAGGAGGGCATGATCTCCTACCTGAAGGATACTAATTCTACCGAGTATTATTCTGGCTCTGCATGGGCAGCCATTGGTGGCGGAGGCGCAGGCGGCAAGGTTTTACAGGTAGTACAGGGAACTACTAGCACAGCGACAGCAACTACTTCAGCAAGCTACGTCGCTTCTAACCTTTCAGTAACAATTACGCCTTCAGCATCAACAAGCAAGGTTTTGGTCATGTATTCAATGTGTAACTTGATTAACCGCACTGGTACATATCAAGATTATCAACTAGCACTATATCGCGGTGCAACTCAGGTCTGGGTCGTAGGTAATGGCAACTTTGGCGATGTCCCATCCGCCGTCTATGCACAAAACTTTGATTCTGGAAATTATTTAGATTCACCAGCAACCACATCAGCGACCACTTATACAATGTACGGAAAGCGTACAGTTGGAACGCTGACAATGAACGAGCAAGGCGTTGCCAACCAAGGCACACTAATCGCACTTGAGATTGGAGCATAATCATGGCTAAAGCCAGAGAAGTATTGGAATACCTTCTACCCGAGGGCGGCTGGACAATTCAAGGTGAAGATTTTGATTCGATTACTTATGACGATGGAGTCACTCCAGTGTCGAAAGCTGCATTTGATGGAGCATTTTCAATCGTGGATGACATCCATGCAGAAAAGATCGCAACGGCTGCAGCCAATAAAGCGGCAATCCTTGAGCGTCTAGGCATTACAGCCGAAGAAGCGGCTTTGATACTTGGATGAAACCAAGACTCTCTAAGTCTGCTATTCAACTTCGTGAGCAGATCGATGATGCATTCCCCGGTCGAGATAGAACTTCGGACGGCTGGATCGGCGATACAAGACACGCTGCGCGCAAGTCTGATCATAATCCAGATGCACAAGGATGGGTTCGTGCCATCGACATTGACCGCGACCTTTCAGGTAAGAACGGGAAGCCCGATTTCATGCCCGACTTGGTTGATCAGATTCGACTCGCTGGAAAGTCTGGCGATAAAAGAATCGCTTACATCATCTTTAACGGAAAGATCGCATCGCCTCGAAAGGCTTGGCGTTGGCGTCCTTATGATGGGATCAATCAGCATCGCCATCACGCACATGTCAGCTTTACTACAAAGGGCGATGAAGACTTTACTTGGTTCAATATCCCGATGATAGGCGGCAACTAATGAATATGAAACATCCAGCAGTTATCTCACTTGGTGCATTCTTGGCCGTATGGGGTACTACATCTAACTTCGCACTCGACTATCGCTCAATCCTTGGCGCGATTGTTGCAGGCGTATTCGGATACGCGAGCCCCAAAAAATGACAGACTCAGATTTCATAACTCTTTATTTCGCCAGCCTTGCCGTCATCGGTGGCCTTGCAGGCTACGTCATCACTCATCTGCTGTCAGAAATAAAGCGACTCAATCAGCGTGTCGATGAGATTTATAACATTCTCCTTGAGCGATAATTTTTGACATGGCGCGCAAGAAGACAATCGACCTAGAGGCTTACTCTCTGCTTGAAAGTTATTGCATTGGGATTAACGAATATTTCAAAGCGCTTAGGAAGTCAGGCTTTACCGTAGATCAGGCGCTTTACATAGTAACCGCAGTCGATACTTACCCAGCCACAATCCTTCCTGCGCCTAATTGGCTTCCTGCATCACCCGACCGCATACCCTACGAGGATGACGAAGACGAGGATTAAATGAAGCGAATTGTCATAGTGAGCGACCTACAGGTTCCGTTCCACGATAGACACGCAGTCAAGAATCTAGTTAGTTTTATCAGTAAGTTCAAGCCGCACGAAGTAGTGACAATCGGCGACGAGATTGATTTTAACACGATCAGCAAATGGTCGGAAGGGACGCCCGAGGCCTATGAGCAGACTCTTGGAGATGATCGCGATGAAGCTGTTCAAGTCCTTTACGATTTACAGGTCACGCAGACCATAAGGTCAAACCATACTGATCGGCTTTACAATCAGATCATGAGGAAGATTCCCTCATTTCTATCTTTGCCTGAGTTACGCTTCGAGAAGTTTATGAGATTTGATGAGCTTGGGATCACCTTTCATAAGAAGCCATATAACATCGCTTCGGGCTGGATTGCAGTCCACGGCGACCATACCCCTATTAAGTCACAGGGGGGTCTCTCAGCCCTTGAGGCGGCCCGTAGGCACGGGAAGAGCGTCATCTCGGGGCATACTCACAGGGCAGGGCGTTCGTCCTTCTCAGAGGCCTCAGGGGGCCGTATAGGCCGTGTCCTGCATGGCGTAGAAGTGGGCAACCTTATGGACTTTTCTAAGGCAAGCTACACAAAGGGATCGGCTAATTGGCAACAGGCATTTGCCATCATGTATGTGGACGGAAAGAATGTTCAAGTGGATCTTATCTACTTTGAGAAGGATGGCACCTTCGTAGTATCAGGCAAGCGGTATGGACGACCTAGATAATGATCTAGCGCGGTCGATCGATGACCACATAGACGATGCAGAATCGTTACCATTTCGTTATCTAAATATCCTTAACGTAGGCTAGACATCTGTCATCCTTATCTCATCGGCGAAGGGCGTCGATAAGAAAGGGCAAACATGTTTGATTCAGCATTGCAGGATCTAGTGGCAATTATCGCCATATCTGCACTATGGTTTCACTTAGGCCGAATGTTCGGCATTCGCGTTGGTTATCTCAAAGGTCGCAAAGCTGTAAGAGATTACTACGCATCTAAGGAAAGGGTTAAAGTGTGAAAGCAAGTGATTTCCTCAACGAAGCAAAGGCAACAATTCAAGATCGTGGAATGGACTACGGACACCCGTCGGACAATATGTCCCGAACAGCATGTCTTTGGTCAGCATTCCTCCAAATGCCTATTACTGACTATCAAGTGGCATCATGCATGGCATTGGTCAAGCTCGCACGAAGTATGGAGTCTGCGAAAGTCGATACATACATCGACGCTGCAGCCTATCTTGCAATAGCAGGGCAACTACACACAGAGGAGAATGAACTTTATGTTTAACCTAGAAGATTATGAGACAGTAAGCGATCGAGTAGCCCGTTTTCAAAAATTGCATTTGGGAGGCAGGATTGTCACTGAGGTGGTTTCCTTAGATAATGTTAAGGGTGAAGTATTGGCTAAGGCTGAGGTCTATCGTGAGCATGAGGACATTCAGCCTGCAGGAGTAGATTATGCTTTCGGTATAGCTGCAACCTATCCTCAATCAATGCGTAAGTTCTACGTTGAAGATACAGTCACTAGCGCAGTAGGTAGAGCCTTAAGCCTAGTGCTAGACACAGACAAAAAGCCTACTCGTGAGGATATGCAGAAGGTCAAGGCGCATGATGAAGTAAAGGCAACGATCGAACAAACAAAGGCCAAGATGGCGCAAACATCGGGCGAATACATTCCCGTAGTAAAGGAGGACGATCCATGGACTATCAAGCCAGCGACTATGCCGCCCACAATGGGGGAAGCGGTTGCGACGGTGAAAGAGATCATTGGAGGCCAGACCGAGAAGGATATTCCACGTTGTCCTCATGGCGACATGATTTGGAAAACTGGTCAATCGAGTGCAGGTAAGCCATGGGGACATTTCAAGTGTCGCAATGCGGTTACAGGCGAGCTGACTCGATGCCCTAAAGGTGAGGATGTCATTTGGTATGAAATCAACAAAGAGACCGGGGCATGGCAACGACAGAAGGCGAGAGTCTAATGGGACGCTTACAGTTTCAGAATCAAGATGGTGAGTGGGAGTCATTCCCAACAGAGGACGAAATTCACCGATCAAAGGAAGTTATAGCGATCTTAGAAGAATTTACATTTACCACTCGATGCTGTCTCTGTAATGATTCAATACCTTACAAAGACATTAAAGTGAACCTAGTGAATAAGTCATGGTCTTGCGAGAAATGTCACGCGGTCAATGGCCTCACAAAGCCGTAAATACAGAGGATTCTCAACCGAGCG